CCAGAAAGCGCCGTGCCGGGAGCCGCGCCAGTTTGATTGTAAAGACGGATGGTTCCCTTAGAACCATAGACTAGTCCGAGTCCTTTTGAAGTAGCCATGTTGGTTGTGTTTTACGAGTTTGCTGCTGCGAAAAGTGTCATGGTGCGCGTGAATGTTCTAGCCCTTTCGCTTGTATCACTCACGCCGAAATCTACAGGGACCGCGAACTGAGCATCGAAGCCTCCGTATGGGCTGTCATCTCCAGCACTCAATTCGCTGACGTTATCGTCAACAAACAGATATTGGAGCAAGTCCTCAAAGACTTGAACGGTCTTGAGCAGATTGTTCTCGGTCGTGTCATCAGCCGAAATCTGCAACACCGCAGACAGGTCGATCTCGCAAGTCCGATCAATCGGATGAACCGGAACCGTGGACGATGCTCTCACAATGATCCGTGGAAAATCCGGCATCTCATCTTCGCGGTCAAAGTCAGCAAAAGCACCGTGACCGTAGCTCGTCAAACAGGTCGGAGTTCCGGTGCCGGATGCGCTCCAGTCTTGAGCCGCCAGCCAATCGGCCAACGCTCTCTCGGCTCTAAGTGCGACGGCGTTCATTTGACGACAACTCCAAGTTTCTCAAGCCCATCAGCGGCTTGTTCCAGTTTCGCTTGAATGTGCAGAGACATTTCACGCGCTTCGTCATCGTAGGCTTTTTGCATCGCCTTTGAGTAGATCGACTCGACGTTGCCGATCTGATTGTCCGCAAGTCCAATGTTCATGCGAACGTGAGTGTATGGATTGATCGAAGGCCGCGCCCAATATGCGTAGGCGCTGCTCCCGCGATGCACAGAGACGTTCTCTTGCGGCAATCCGTATTGGTTCGCCAGATTGATGAGAGCTTGATTGCCGGAAACGATCCGCACTTGAGCGGAGCCCTTCTTTGCTCGTCGTGTGCCGCCGAATTGCTGAAAGCTCGGAGACAGCTTCTTGATGGCTTTGACGACGGCGCTCTTGAGATAACCAACGCTGCCAGCAGCGCGACGACGCAGGCTCGCAGCGGCAAGCCTCATCTCTCTGCCGTACAGTCCCGGCTTGCCTTCCTTCCGGTTCTTGGCTTGAGCGATCAGATGGACCAACCGGAGTTGCCGAGACCTTCCGACACGCTTTCCGGTCCTCCTATCAATGCGAGCCTCACCAATCGGTCGATTGAAGTAATCAAGAATCCTGTTCCGAGCGGCTTGCGGACTCTTGGGCGGCAGCAAGATGTACATCCGCAGCATCAAGAAAAACGTCCGCGAGTTGATTGCCTCAGACAATGAGCGCCTGCTCTGCGCGAGATAGATCCTCCACGCAGCATCGAAGTTTCGAGTGTCAACCGTGATCGTCGGCCTCATTTGGTTTTGGCCCCAAGCTCAAGCGCGTAATAAGCGCCCGAGCCATCGCGCTTGGCGGACATTATCCGAAGTTGGCGTCCATCATAGGTGACTAGACGGCCAACCACCGGAATCATTCTGCCGAAGGTCGTTAGCAATCGGTCGGTGTTTTCCTGCAAGATAAGGCTTCCGTTCTCCTGCAAGAGCCGGTCGGCGTTTGACCCAACATCCGCACTCCACACAGTCGCGTCCACGGTGACCAAAGTGCTGTCAGCAAGACGCCAGTCCGAGAACTTGACCAAGATACGCGCTTGAACATTGTCTTGGAAGCCACCGGAGATGACTGAGTTTGTGTCCGTGATTGCAGCCGGAAGGCATCGGACAAGCTGACCCTGCCAGATAAATGACGGATTGCCCATCGCTCCCTGAAGGACCGACATCCCCAACTGCAAGCTGGTGGCGATCAGATTCACGACGTGAAGTAGACACCGGAGACAACGAGCCGTGAAGTCGCTTGAAGATGACCGCCGAGACTGGAGGTCGTGCCGGTCTCAAACGCTGAGAGTTCGCAGTAGCTAGTCCCGCCGATGACTTTTCCAATCAGAGCAGTCTTGGCTTGATTGGTTCCATTTGTCAGCCACAGCGAGACTGCGGCATCGTATGTCACCGCATCCGGCAATCCCAAGCGGAGGTTTCCGGTGGAACTCCCGCTCACGGAATTGATCGTCAGATCAACCGTGAAAGTAATTACAAAGCCGATGCTGGTATGGCGAGCGGTGTTGACCGTGAAGGCAAACGTCCTCCCACCGCCGGAATCAACGAGAGTCGGAACCCACGTTGACGGAGCGGTCAGCGGCAATGCCGCATAAATCTCATCAAAGTTGGCGTTGGCCTTCTGCCAGCTAGTGCGGAGCGTGTCGCCTGTGTTGTCGTTGGCGGTTGATCCGGTGTTGATGACTTGTTGTGACATATCAGTCCTTCGGCAATGCGTACCAACCTTCTGGAATCGTCACTTTGTTTCGGCTTTTGATGACTTTCCCTTCGGAGTCTTTAGCCCAAACGTGAGCTTTTATCGGCTCCGCCAGACGCACCGGAGTCCCCGCCGGAACCAGAACCACTCGGGTCGGTGTGCAAGCCAGAAGCATCAATGCGAGCGGCAAGACGAGCGGCAAGAGATTTGTCGGCCATGCCGTCTTCACTCGTTTGATCCTTCTGCTCCAGCAGCTTGTCCAGAGCAGCTCGCATCAATCCCTGTGTGATGCTTGTTAGTGGGTCCATGCAGATCCTTCTTGATGAGCTTTGAGTGGAAAATTACAGCCCAAACGAAGAGGCCAGCGAGTCCACAGTTGAGCAGGATTTCAGACGGCGGTGGCGTGGATGCAGTCAGGCAGTTGAACAGCGCGCCGGCAGCGGTTGCGGTCAACGACAGCCGAAGGAACGCATTGCCGACAATGGGCCACCGCTGAGTCACGCCTTCCGTCCGGTAAAGCAGGATCATAAAACATGAAACGCCAGCGGTGAGAACACCGTTGGCGATCATGTTGATGATGGTATCTGGCTTCACTTTTTGCGGAAGCGATCAATGACGTATTCGACGCCATGCAATCCCAAGAAGCCCATGATGAAGGCTGCTGCGTATTGGGTGTTGCTGTTCTGCATCTTGAAGGCATCGACCACAAGAGGAGTGAGGTAATTGGCCGACAGAGTACCGGCCAAGAGGCTAGTCACCGTAGTGAACCAATCCTTATGGCCGTCACGTTTGACGGTCAGGAGGCTTCCAGCGAAGCCAGCCACAAGAAGCCCGATGTTGATTCCGAGTTCTCGCAGCGTCTCCTTCACTTCTGGTCCTCCTTGCTCGCGTCCTGAGCCTTCAGAGCGGTGAACATGGCACCGGCACCAGCCGTGATGGCGGCGATGTCGTTGGCGATGTCACCGGCGATGATCTGCTTGATGCCGACCGAGAGAGCGGCGAGCAGGACGGCAACGCCACCAGCGGTTGTTTTCCAGTTCTTCATTCGGGCTTAGGTTGAGCGGCTTGGATGATAATTTCGACGAGCGGCAGTCCGACCTTAGCGTTCTGGATTCCGCCCGCCTTCACGGCGATGTCGATGAGCTGGAGGAGGCTGTTGGCCTGCTCCTGAGTCAGTTTGATTTCAATCATGCGGCGGGAGCATCGGCAACCGGAGCTTCGTCGGCAACCACAACCGGAGCGGGCGGCACCCACGGCAGCGGCAGACTCACCACGGGCGGGTTGATCTGGTTCTGGATCTGGAGCGAGACGTTCGCTTCGATGGCGGTCTTGTCCACGCCATTGGCGTAGCACCAGTCCAGCACCTGCTGCTCGGTCAGGTCAGGATACGGAGTGAACGCATCGGTGGGCGGGGCGAAGCTGCACGAGCCGTAGCAGGTGCCGCTGTAGGTCTTCTCGGTGTCGCCGGTGCCGGTGGTTTCGGTGCCGTTGCACCTCCAGTCGGCGGTGATGACGACATCGGTGAGCGTGCCTTCGACGGGCTTACACAGAAGGCGTTCGATGATCCAAGAGATAGTGGGCATGGTGGATTAGGCGAGGGTGATGTTGGCCGTGCGGGTGGTGCCGTCGCTTCCGCGAACCGAGATGCGGAGGTTGGTGTCGGACGTCAGGTTGAAGACCATCTGTCTGTTGGTTGTCAGCGTAGGAGCGGTGGCTGTGACGTTGGAAATCGTATCGCCAGCAGAGTTGATTCTGACTCGAATCGTGTTTGCAGATGCAAGAACTAGCTCACCAGATGACTGCGTTGCGTACAGTCCAATTAGATTTGCATCCCAATAAAGCAGTCCCTCACGAATACCGTTGCGGTAATACTCATGTCGAGCATCTGTGGCGGAAGCAGTAGAGAACCGAGCCTGCGGTCCACTTTGCTCAACGTGCAGCTTCGCCGCCGGCGTAATCCCGATGCCGACGTTGCCGGAGGAGTCGATCAGCATCCTCTGCGAACCGTTTGTGCCAAACGCAATAGGATAAGCTCCGGTCGACCAAAGCACAGACGCATAAGCATCCTGACCAAAGACTCCAGAGCCGCCACCGACAGAGTTTTCTTTTCCGACCGTGAAACTGCCACCCGTATTGCGAGCAACAATGCTGACAGCATTGGTTCCGGTGCTGCTCTGTACGTTTGCCACCGCCGCCGCTGCACGGACGTCAAGATTGTAGGAAGG